CAAGATCCATTTCATCGTCAAAGATGCGGTCCAGAAGCTAAAGGCCAGCGATAAGAAGGGCGTATTGGCCGAACTGTCCTCAGAGCAGGCCAGCGACCAAGAAGCCGAGCACCCGCCCCTGGAGCGCCTGGGGCTTAATGAAGGCTCGGTATCTGACGAGCCTGAAGACACGTAAATTAAGGTCAAGCCTTTTGGTAAAATAGCGTCATGGACGATAAAGACCAAAAGTTCAGCGTCGTGATTCCGGCTACCCTCGAGAAGTCCGAAGACGGCGAATGGCGCGTGTACGGCCTGGCTTCTACCGCCAAGCGGGACCTCCAGGGCGAGATCATGGATCTCAAGGGTCTGGACCTCTCCCCGATCGCAAAGGGCCGGGGCGTCTTCAACTACGACCACAAGAAGGGTCCCGAGAACACGGTTGGCGTGATCGACCAGTACAAGAAGACGGACGCCGGCCTGTACCTGGGCGGGTACCTCTTCAAGAATCACGATCGCGCCAAGGGCCTGTACCAGATCATGACCTCGCTTAAGAAGTCTGACACTGGTCGCATGGGCATGAGCGTCGAGGGCATTATCAAGAGCCGCGACGGCAAAGACGGTAAGGTCATCAAGAACGCGGTGATTACTTCATGCGCGCTCACGATGAATCCCGTCAACGAGGACACCTACATCAACCTCGTCAAATCGCTGTCCAGCATCGAGTTCTCCGGCGACACTCTCCACGACGACGTGGTGCCCGACTCCACTCCTGCTGTGGACGGGGCTGTCTCCGCTTCCCCGGAAGTCATGTACAGCGCTGATCAGGTCGTTGGCCTGATTGCAAAGGCCCTGGGCGCTTCAGGGGCGCAGGCCACTACACTCCCGCAGAACCTCAGCGGTGGGGACGCGCTCGCCCAGGAGAGCCTGGATAAGGACGAAAAGAAGATCGTCGAGTGCGAGGAAGATAAGCCCAAGAAACGGCTTAAGAAACTCGAGAAGGGGCTGTTCAAGTCCCGCATGGAAGAGCTGCTCAACCAGCTCCAAAAGCTCCATCCGGACGTGTCGCGTTCGGAGATCTGGGAAACGGTGAAAGATCGTCTCAACCGTAAATTTAAGTCGGAAAAGTCCGACGAAAATTAAAAAATAAGACGATGTTATTATATTCACACAGCCTTTCAAAGGGGTACGAACATGTCACTGAGCACTAAAGCGAAGAGAAAAATCCAGCTGGCCGTCCGCGACGAAAAGACCATCGGCGATGAAGTCATTGCCCGAGTCGACCGTCAGTCGGCCACGGTTGAGGCCATTGAGACGGCGGATGGTTCCGACCCCGCTACTACCCAGGCCCTGGCCAATGCCAATAAGGCCAAGATCAACGAAATTATCGCTGCCCTCAAGGCTGCGAACCTGATGGCGTAAAGCCGGCCATGATCAAGGAGTCGCTCATGAAAGACGAAGTGAAGAACGCCGAAGCCTTTGAAAAGTCGATCGACACCCTTATCGATGAACTGTTTGCCGAAGGTGGCGAGGAACTAGAAAAGGGCGCCAAGTCAGAAACGATGGCCATTGCGGAGAAGTCTCCGGCCAAGGGCAAGAGCATTGGCGACGACCAGAAGCCGGTGATGACTGCCGACGAAAACGGCGCGGCGAAAGAGGGTGAAGAGGACGAAGAAGCCGGCAAAAAGCGCGGCCGTCCGGCGGACCTCTCGACTATGTCTGAGCGTGACGCCAATGGCGCCAGCAAGGGCAAGTACGACGCGAGTATCACGGAGAAGGCCAAGACTCCGCCCAATGAAACGACCGTCGCGAAGTCTTTCACGGTGACTGAAGAGGAATACGAACTTCTGCAGAAGGCGAAAGCCGACCAGAAGGAAGAAACCCTCCGTAAGGCGGTTCGCGAGCAGAAGGATCTCATCAAGTCTGCCGTGATCGAAGCTACCAAGCCCCTGGCTGACGAAAATGAAGCCCTTCGTAAGTCTCTGAACGAGACCCAGGAGCTGGTCAAGTCGATGGCGCGCAAGCCCCAGCCTCGCAAATCGGTCTCTAGCGTTCAGGTGCTCGAGAAGTCGTTCCAAGACGGCGCCGAAGGCGGCAACAAGGCCGAGACATTCACCAAGTCCGAGATGCTCGACACGGCAGAAGAACTCGTGAAGTCCAATCAGCTCAATATCGACCATGTCGTGGAGCTGGAGAACACTGGCTACATCTTCGAACCCCGCGCTCGTGCGGTGCTTGAAAAAGCTCTGAAAAATCGGAAATAAGTTTTCCGGTACACTGTTAGTGCAAGTCTTAGCTGCCCTCGAGATGCGCCTCACGGCCCCCGGGGACATCCCAGAAAAGTTACCTACAAGCGGGATTTAATCAGCTCGCGTCGCCTTACATCGGCACCATTCATAACAAAAAAGTTTTGCAGTAGTTTTTAGGAGTTCACAATGAACAACATCGAATCCAAAGTCGCCGACTCGGCGATGACGGGCTTCGGCGCGCACACTTCCCAGGAAGTGGAACAGCTCCAGAAGGCCCTTTCGATCGGTTCTGAATACTCGAGCACGCTTCCTGGTTCTCTGACCCAAGGCGCGGCGCTCGCGGTTGAAGACCTCGATCGCACACTCAAACTCGTTACCCACGGGATGGAACACATCAAGCTGTGGAAGGACATCGTCAAGGAGAAGGTCACTCAGACGGTCCACGAGTTCAACATCCAGAACCGTTACGGTCAGGAAGTCAGCCCGTTCTTCGCGATGGGCGGCACTCCCCAGGCCACCGACGCCGGCTACAACCGCGACGTTGCGTTGGTCAAGTACCTCGGTACTCAGGGCCAGGTTCAGCACAACCTGACTCTCATCCAGGCCGCGCACGGTCCGGTGGTCGCTCGGGAAGTGAAGAACAAGACGATCGAACTGCTCGCTCGCAACGAGCGCGCTCTGTTCGAAGCCGATTCTTCGATCAACGACAAGGAATACGATGGTATCGAGAAGTCGATCACCAGTCGCGAAAGCTCGTCCAAGTTCAAGTCGGCGGCTTTCGAAGGTTATGAAGGCGTCGGCGTGTCCGACTCCGTTGTGATCGACCGTCGTGGTTCGGGCCTGGACGAAGACACCTGCGAAGAGGCTTGCCTCCGCGCGGTGAACAACTTCGGCATGCCGATGGACGCGTATCTGTCCACCGACATCCACAGCCGCTTCAGCCGTAACTTCTACGCCAAGCAGGTTACCCGCCCGGGTGACAGCTCGGCGGCCGGTTATCGTGTTCCGGAGTTCGACGGCACGTTGAACTTCCGGTTCAAGGGCAACCTCTTCAACCGTCCCCGCCGGGCTCCCCTGGCGACGGCGGTTTCGGCTCAGTCGGCTCCGACTCTCGCCAACGGTGCGTCCCCGGCTGACGGCGCTTCCCAGTTCGCTTCGGCGGACGTGGGCACCTACTCGTACAAGCTCTCGGCTGTGTACGCTGACGGTGAAACGCTGCCTTCGGCTAAGGCGGACATCGTGGTGTCTGCTGGTGACAAGGTCACCGTGGAACCCAGCTACAGCGGCAGCCCGCTGTACTTCAACGTGTTCCGCGCCCCGGTGGGCACGGTCGCGGGCTGGGAATACATCGGCCGCGTGGCTCCGGCTGGCAGCGGTGTGGCGATCTCGATCGACTACAATGCCAACATGCCGGGCTTGGGCAAGATGTTCCTGCTCATGCACGACTCGGACGCGCTCTGCTTCAAGCAGCTCGGTTCGATGATCAAGTATGACCTGGCCGTCACGGACACGTCGTACAAGTGGCTNCANCTNNTGTANGGNATGGTNGTNGTNCAGGCGCCNCGCAAGCANATNATCGTCAAGAACATCGGCCTGCTGTAATNCAGGGCGAGTGATTCAATTGANCCCCCGGNCCATTAAGTTGGGCCGGGGGTTTTTCTTTTTATTCGATTCAAAATAGGGCTAGCACAAATCTAGTGTCGGAGGGTTAATTTGATACTAAAATCCGACGTACTGGAAAATTAGTTCCGTCAATAAAAACAGCATATTAGTGGGTGTGTCGTAATATAGAGCAGTTTTATCTGGCATTCGCCTTAACATATGGCAATATGTTGACTATAAGAGTCGATATTGAAACGCTCAGAGAATAGGGCGTAACAAGTGAAACCAAGTAACGGCGGGGAGGCCAAAAATGGAACGACAGATCGATCGGCAAGCGCTGCACGCAGTCGCAACCGAAAATGAAACCAGTCTTCTGATCTTCAAGGATTTGGTCATGCGTGAGCGAAATAGCCGCCGTACCAATCTCAATTCTTACCGACATATCCTCCAGACCACCTATAAGGTAAACATCAACCGAGAACACTTCGATGAAGTTTTCCGCAAGCTCGACATACTAGGCTGCGGTAAGGTAAGCGGTACCCCGGTCGAGGGCATTCCTTATTCTATCGATTGGCTCGGCTTGGATACGCGCTCGATTGGCGCAGCCGGCCTGGACCCGTCGCAGACCATTAGAATGGCAAAATTCCGCTTGCGCGGTGTGGAGGCAGAAATGGCTCGGAAAGCTAAAGCTAAAAAGAAGCCCGGAAAGAAAGTCGATCCGATCAAGGCACGTCTNGATCGGAAGTTGGATCGACTGGCCCAGTTCCAGAAAGGACTTTCGGCTTCTGCCGCGAGCACCCGCATTCAGGCGCAGTCTCTTAAGGCTGCCCCGGTTACAGTTGCTCGCCAGGCCCGCCCGACTACGGCCTCAGCTGATGCGATCTTCGAAGCCTTCAAGTCCAACCCGAACCCCATCCGGCTTGAGCTGGAAGGCGTGAAGCTGGAGTTCGCGGATGCCGAGTCGGCACTGGACTTCATGGATCGGCACCGTCGGCGGATCGCCGAGAAAAAGGCATGAAAACCGTACTCATCGTGGAAGACGATTCCACTACGGCAGAAAGCCTACGGTTTATCTTAGA